CGGTATGTCTAAGAAGCATATGAAACGTAAGAAACCTATCGATTCATCATACATGGTTCCTGTTAAACCATTAACAGACAACCAGAAGACTGCCTTTGCACAGTACAATGAAGGTAAGAACCTTCTACTTCATGGTGCAGCAGGTACAGGTAAAACTTTTATTACCATGTATCTTGCTTTACAAGAAGTACTTGACGAATCTACACCTTATGATAAAATATACATTGTAAGGTCTTTAGTTCCTACTAGAGAGATCGGTTTCCTTCCTGGAGACCATGAAGATAAGAGTGCACTTTATCAGATTCCATACAAGAACATGGTTCGATACATGTTTAGTATGCCTGACGATAATTCATTTGAAATGCTTTATGACAACTTACGAGCGCAGGAAACTATTAGTTTCTGGTCTACAAGTTTTATTCGTGGTGTTACTCTTGATAACGCTATCGTTATTGTAGACGAGTTCTCCAACTTAAACTTTCATGAGTTGGATTCAATGATCACCAGAATTGGTGAAGACAGTAAGATTATGTTCTGTGGTGACATCACTCAGACTGACCTTACACGAGAGAATGATAGGTCTGGTATCTCAGACTTCATCAAGATCTTACAAGAGATGAAAGAGTTTGCATGTATCGAGTTTGATATCAATGATATTGTTCGCTCAGGTCTTGTTAAATCTTATCTCATTAGTAAATACAATCTTGGATTTTAATGTTTGACTTCGTTAAAGTAGACTTCAAAGAAATAGAAGTTGAACCTGTGAATGATAATGGCATTCGCTATTATAAAATACCTGATACTGATAAATACTTTCCAAGTGTAACCTCAATCACATCGTTTCAGAACGCTCAGTTCTTCAAAAAATGGAGAACCAAAATTGGTGAGGACGAGGCAAATCGTATCACTGCACGCGCAACACAGCGAGGCACAACCTTTCACAGTATTACCGAAGATTATATCCGAGGCAAACTAAACATCGATCAGTACATGGACAACAATCCATTGGCAGTTCGTATGTTTCAAACAGCAAAGTCTACACTAAACCGTATCTCAAACATACACTGTTTAGAGACTTTCCTATACTCTCACTATCTCGGACTGGCAGGACGTGTTGACTGCATTGCTGAGTTCGATGGCGAGTTAGCAGTGATCGATTTTAAAACTTCATCTAAAGAAAAGAAGGAAGATTGGATTGAACATTACTTTGTTCAAGAGACTGCATACGCAGCAATGTTCCTTGAAAGATCTGGAATCGAGGTAAAGAAAATTGTCACACTCATCGCCACTGAAGAGGGAACTATTCAAATATTTGAGAAGTACAATCTTGATGACTATTTACAGTTACTCAAAACCTACATCTCTGAGTTCGTCGCTTTCCATAATGGTTGATAAAGTACTATCACAAGATGGTAAGAAGAAGTCTGCCAAGTCCTCAACTGAGGATAAGTTTCTCACACCTACTAAGTTTTCTCAAGAGATTGAAAGACTGGTGAAGAGTAGCAGTGGTCTAATTACTTACATCGAAGCAGTAGTTACATACTGTCAGGAAAATGAAATCGAAATCGAGACGGTTCCAAAGTTATTATCCAAACCACTCAAGGAACGCTTGAGGCATGAGGCACAACGTCTCAACTACATGAAACAAACTTCTAAGGGAGTGTTACCACTGTGACAGGGTTTGAAGTTTACAAAACTTACCTAGCACTTAAACAACACTTCACAAAAAAAGATTACGACTACGAAAAGTATCGAGGTAAAGTTCGCGCTTCCGAACAATCTTTTGAGCAGCGACTGGATCGATACTTCTTTAAAAAACTAGCGGTGAAGTACAAAGATCATGAAGTCTTTGATTACTTCATCGCTAACTTTTTGGAAACACCCAGAGGTTACATCAAATCATTTAGTGTGGAGACCTACACACGATGGAAAATTGATCGAGAGTCTTTGACTTATAAATTTAAGGAAGACGTGAATGTTTTACTAGATGATCTTGATGCACCTTATGAACAATCTTTTGAAGACATCTTTAAAGCAAGTAAAGGTAATCATCCTCCACTGTTAAAGAGATACTATGCTAATGAAGTTTCATTAGATACACTAGTCATCTTTGAGAACTGTTTGGGGTACGTTGATAATCTTTCCAAGATATTAGTTGACCCTATCTGGGAAGATGCTAAAATGAAAATAACAAAATACAAACCTTTCTTACATGTAGACTGTAAGAAATACAAAGGAGTAATCCTAGACGTAATACAAAAAAAGCTATGAGTTTTTTCGAGTCCGAAGTCGTCCAAGAAAATCTTAATGATATCTTTAGGACATATCAACAAGTTGCCATGGTAACATCACAACTTGCTGAGATGAGCAAGAAGGAGAAACTTGATCACATCGATGGGTGTAAAGAACTTATTGAGAAGCAAAAGAACCCCTACTTCCGTCTCTCCCTTGCTGCTAAGGAAGATAAAGAGGCAGCAGAAATGAAGGAACGTATCCATGCTTTGACCAATGCATTCGGATTCAAGGACCTCATGGACTGCATGGACTCAATGGTTAAGACACTCGAACAAGCAGCACAACAGGAACTTGACAGACCCTAAATAGTATGCTACGATAACCAAGTAGTACACAGACCAAATCCAACTAATACGGAGAATACAATCTATGTCTTTCGCATCACTTAAGAAAGCATCTGCAACTGGTAACACACTTGCAAAACTTACACAGGAGATTGAAAAACTCAATCAACCTCAACAGAGTTCATCCAATGTAGACGATCGTCTTTGGAAACCAGAACTCGACAAATCTGGTAACGGTTATGCTGTTATCCGATTCCTACCTGCACCTGATGGTGAAGAGATTCCATTTGCAAAAGTGTGGAGTCATGCATTCAAAGGTCCTGGTGGGCAATGGTACATCGAAAACTCTTTGACTACTCTTGGTAAGCAAGATCCTGTCTCTGAGTATAATACAGAACTTTGGAACGCAGGTGGAGAAGGATCTCCACAACGTGCACAGGCACGAGCACAGAAGAGGAAACTCTCTTACTATTCAAACATCTACGTTGTCAGTGATCCCGCACATCCTGAGAACGAGGGTCGAGTTTTCCTTTATAAGTATGGGAAGAAGATCTTTGACAAACTTGTCGAAGCAATGCAACCTGCATTTGCAGACGAGCAACCTCTTGATCCTTTCAACTTCTGGGAAGGAGCGAACTTCAAGTTGAAGATTCGTAAGGTCGATGGTTACTGGAACTATGACAAGTCAGAGTTCGCAGCACCTGGTGCCCTTCTTGATGACGACAAAAAACTTGAGTCTCTTTGGAAGCAAGCATACTCTCTTGCTGACTTTGAAGCACCTAAAAACTTCAAGACCTATGAGAAACTCAAGGAGCGTTTGAACCTCGTGCTACAGTTGAATGCAGCACCTACTCCTGTTGATGAAAGTGAGGAGGAAGTTCTTCCTACTCCAAGTACTAACTGGGGTGCTGAAGTGTCTAACTTCCGTGAGAAAGCAGTTGCTTCTACTCCTGTAGACACTGAAGAAGACGCTCTATCCTACTTCTCTAAACTTGCTGAAGAAGAATGAAAACTGCACTCGCTGCCATTGTAATGGCAACATCGCTAACGGTCCCTGCTGAGGCAGGGCACCGTCATGGTCGAGTCTATCGTGACGAGATCTGCACGAAGACGATCTATGAAGAGATCTATCGTCCTCCTCGGTCACTTGGTAATCCAAGTCCTAGAGGTCAGATTTTTTCTGAGTCTTATGATATCGAAGTTCCATGTAGACGTAAACACTACCACTATCATGAAACTCCAAGGGTACAACCAGTACCTGATACAAATGATTGTCGGGAAGGGACAGCGATTGGTGCGTTACTAGGTGGCGCAGGAGCAGCAGCAATCTCCGAAAACGATGCTTACATCTGGTCCATTCCCCTTGGTATTGTCGGGGGAGCAATGGCAGGTTGCCAAATAGACGGAGGTTAAAATGCCACATCGATTCTCTGAAATTAAACCAGAGCACTGCTATACCAAAGAAGAAGTTGATCAACTTATCAAGGAAGCAGTAGATGAGGCACGACGAATCGACGAAGAGTCCATGCGGAAACATAATAGAGATGCTACAATCATCTCTATGATTCTAGGGTTCACAACCCTAGCATTGTTTCTAGATGGACTCTTTCGCATCTTAGGTATCATCCCACCGTTCATGGGTATCAATGTTGATATTGTAGACAGAATGGAAAATGATATCATAGATAAACTAGACTTGAT